CCGTGCCACGCGAGATCCGCAGCCACGTAGGCGTAGACCACGCCCGTGAGTGCAATGAGCCAGCCGGCCATGCTGAGTCCTTTCGCACGCCACCCTAGCGGAGGCGTCAACCGATGCCGAACTTGCGGCCGAGCTCGTTGAGCTTCTCCTGACGCTTCCTGCACCCGCAGTCCTTCACGCCAACGACCGAGGCCACCGCCTGCACCCGCTCCTTCGTGATGCCAACGGCGTCCAGCCCGGCGGCCACCATGTCACCGAGGCCCGGCTTCGCTCGCGGGTACGCCGGGTGCGTCTCGTCCACCACCAGGCGGTCGCCGTCCTCGCTTACGATGCACGGCCGCACCTGCTCAAGCGTGTACCCACGCTGGCGGCACCGGGCCTCGAGATGGGCGAGGCGGCAGGCAATCATGGCAGTGGGTTGCAGACGGGGATCCACGCACTGTCGTTATCGCCAGCACCGCCGGCCGTAAACACTTTTACGGCGGTCAGGTTTGCATCAACTAATTCTAAAACTAAACCACAGCAGCCGCCTACCGTGATTTCGCCAAAATTGATAAAGCCGCACCCAGGACCAGGGTTGAACGTCTCAAACGATTGCGTATCAACCCACCCATCACCGTCTGCCACGCTGAACGCACCGTTTCCGTCTGGCCCTTCGATGCTGCCGATAATGTCTGCACAACTCAAGCCGCAGCACGGCTCAATCGTCATGCTGACCAGCACCAATGGGTCTCCGTTTGGGTCAACGCCAGGTGACTCATTGATGGTCGCAGTCCATCCTGCATCGGCCAATCGTCCCTGGATCGTTTGCCAGACGGGCTTGAAACAGTTGTCCCAATCCTCTTGGTAGGCACCAGCGATATTTGGGTTTGCGTACAACGTCACGCAGCAGCAGCAGCACTCCTGCTCTGTGCCCACCTTCCCGTCACGCATGACGGCCCGACCATCAGAGAACGATATGACTGTCATGCGGCGGTAGAGCAGGTCAAAATGTCATACCACTGGAGGCACGGCCCAGATGAGTTGTGCCCCAGCAGTTGAATCTTGTCTGCGTCGAAATTGGGCATTGCCGAAAAATCAACGCCGGCCCAATCCATTGAGCACGTGGCAGTGCACGCCTTTTCTTGGTTGATCGCGTACCATCCCCACCCGTTATTGCCGAGAGCCACCCACCGCTGCGTGCATTGCGTGGTGGTAGAAAACGTCAGAAACTGGTTGTGTGCCACAACCGTGATGGCAGACTCAAACGGGTCGCCGTTGTATACGGTGACAGTGGCCGTGGTTTCCTTCGGCCAGCCAGCCGTACCTTCGTGCTTGGCGAGCAGCAACCGCACACCACGCGATACAGTAGCGTCCTTCTCGCCGCTCAAGTCCTGGCGTGGCTCGTCACGCTCAACCAGGCGAACCGCCCGGCCGATACGCTTGGCGTCAGTAAGTGAAAAGCCAAACGTGTCAGCCACGGCTCACTCCTGAAAGACCACGTAGCGGATCTTCCCGGTGGTGCCGTAGCCCTTGGCGGCCAGCGTGATGGTCGGCACAAGAGGCACAACGGCGGCAGCCCCTCGACCGAGCTTGCAGAACTCCTGAATGTTTGTGCCGTCATAGGAGCCGATTGCCACGTACGCCGTCCCGCTGGTGGCTGTGCTCATGTTGCGGAACCCGGCGTAGCCAGCCGCAGAAATCGCACCGACAGAGAGCGTGGCAACGGCCGTGCTCACGCTGACGATCTGAGCGTGTACGCCCTGGGCCGCCTGGTCGAACTTCAGGCCCGACGCCGTGAAGGTCTCGTTGTGATTTCCGTTGGACACGGCAACCGAGAGCGACAGTGTGACTTCATTGGCCATGGCTATCTCCTACAGAAGCCCGCAAGCGCGGAGCATGATGGTGTGGTCTTTTTCGTCGTACGGCTTGATGGTCAGCACGTCTGGGTCTTCGCCGACAGCTTTGGCAGAACCATCGGCATTGAGCGGCACGGGCTTGCTCACCGGATTGCCGCCCTTGTCCATGATGGCCTGACGTTCGCCGGAAACGATCTCGTGATAGCCCACGTCGTAGTAGCGAATACGCCAGTCTGACGGGTTGTACGTCCACTCGACAGACACAGACCACACTTGATTCTTCTGGTCGAAGTCGGCCCCGTAGCCGGTGACGCGAAGCGTGTACGGCTCTGCCCCCAGAAACGCCGTCTGGTTGCACGTATTGAGGTAGGAGAACAGAGTCGGAAAATCTGGAGCCGTCGCGTTGGAGTTGGTGAACGTCAGCCGCAGCAGGGCCGTGTCTTCCTCGAGGCCGTCCACGGGATCGCCGGCCGAGTTCAGCGGCGGCTTGATTGGTACGTTGGGGTTGTCCTGATTTGACTCGCTCGCCGGCCGCCGCTCTTGCAGCGACTGCACAGAAATCTTGAGCCAGGTCCGCTCCTCGTCTGTCCTGTCTGGCTCGTCGTTGTCCGTGACCGGTTTGCTGTCGTACTTGACCGTCACCTTGACGCAGAACTCGTTCTCATCGTCGTAATACTCAAAGTCGCGGCCGGTCACATAGAACTTGATTTCGCCAACATCTTCCTCGTCGTTGATTTGGGGAATCTTGCGGCCGTAGAACTCTGGCCACTGCGTCGAGTCGTTCTTGATGGCGCCAAAATCTGGCGTTGCGTTGCAGATGACAAGCAACTCAACCGAGCCTGTGTACTGAACGCTGCCCTTTTCGCTCTTCGTTTCAGTGAATTGAAACGAACGCAGCTGCCTGACGGTGCGAATTGCCATCGGTTACACCATTGCCAGCTGGGCTTGGCCGAAGCCAGGAATGTCACGCACAGCAGACGCCACGTCCTCGATGCCGTCTGCGGCCCGCTCGGTGTTGTCTGCGGTCTGCTTCGCAGCGTCGGCACCGGACAGCCGAGGATCGCCGCCACGGGCCAGCATGTTGCGGTATGACTCGCCGCCGGATGTGCCGACCACCAGGGCGTTGAGCTCAGACGAGGCGGCCTTGATGGCGGCACCGATGCTCTGGCCGGCAGACGTGGCGGCGGCAGAGGCGGCAGAAGATTGAGCAGCGGCCTGCGCTGCCGCAAACTCACGGTCAAACGCCGCAAATGGACTGCCGATATTCTGCACGGCCTGCTCGAATGTGTCGGCGGCTGCCTGTCCGTACATGTCGCCCATCTGCGACGCACCGGCGGCCAATTGGGACGCGCCTTGCGAACCTTGCGACAGCGAACCTGCCAAGTCTGTGAACCCCGCCGCCTCCGCAAGGCCAGCCATACCGCTCATCACGTTTGCCACGCCATCAAGGATGACGCTGAAAACCTCGCTGAACATCTGGCCGATCTGTGAGCCCAACGCCATGAATACCTGAAAGATGCCAGTGAGCAGCGTCATCGCACCAACGACCATGCGGATGCTGAATACCAATCCATCCGCCAGCGTCTTGGCTATCGTCCAGCCTTTTGTGTTCTCTGCGAAGAACTGCACCAGCAGGCTTGAGGCGGCAGTGATGGCCGGTGCCAGCTCTGCGAGAAACTGATTGACGAATCCCTGCATCGGCAGGGCCAGCCGGCCAATGGCATCGCCCATGGCCTCGATGGCCGCAACCTGCGGGCCGCTCATCTTCACGCCCAGGTCGGTGAGCAGCCGATCCATCTCACGGAACGCCTGCCCGCCTTGCCGTAGGAAGTTGAGCATCCCCTGGCCACTACGGCCGAAGATGTCAATGGCGGCTGCGGCCTGCATGTGCGGCGGCAGGGCTGCAATGCGGTCGGCAATCAATGCCAGTTGCTCGGTTGTGCTGAGCCCGGCAAAGTCGTTCATCGTCAGGCCAAGTTGAGCGAACGCCTTCGCAGCAGCCGGCGTGCCTTGGGCCAGCTCTCCAACCATGCGGGCCGTTCGCCTCAGCCCAGTTGTGAGCAGCTGCTGGCTCACTCCAGACTCGGCGGCCACCTGCTGCATGACTTGCAATTCACCGGCCGCAACACCCAACTCTTGCGACAGATTGTGCAGAGCCTCGGCTGAACGTGTCGCCGAAGTCAGGGCCGCAACTGCACCGGCCAGCGTGGCAAATCCACCTACGACCGGCATCAGCATGGGCATCATGCCGCCGAGCGTGCCGCTCAAGGCAGACAGACCGCCAACGCCCTTCTGGAACCCCTTCAGTTGCCGCCCGGCCTTCGATAGCCCGGCAGTGAGACCGCCAGTGCTGGCGGTAATGCTGACGTTTACGCGGCCAAAGTTGTTTGCCATGGTTTCATCGCGGGATCGCGTTCAGCGTGGCGAGGATCTGATCTGGTGTCTGTGCCCGCTTCGGAACCGGCAGGAACTCCTCTGGCTTCTTGACTGGCTGCCGCTTACCTCGGTTTGCGTTGTATCTCTGAGCAATCGCCACTGCGTCTCTGAGCCACTCGTCGCCCCACGGCTCGAGCAGGTAGTAGCCCATCCAGCCGTACAACTGATCGACGCTCATCTCGTCGGCCAATCGCTCTACGTCCCAGATGCCGAGCTTCAAGGCGAGCCGGTACAGGAACGCGAGCACCGGCTGCCGTTCTATTTTCCCGCCGCCTCCTCCACTGCGTTGCCGCCGATGCCGTTGAGTTTGAACCCGGCGTCCACGATTGTCTGCACGATGTCCGTGTCGAGCTCGCCGATCCAATCGGCATCGGCATCCTCAAACATCCGGGTGCCGTCTTCGTTGACGCATACCATGGCGACAAATCGTGCCCGCACGTTGTCCAGGTTGACGCCGCCAACCTTGCCGCCGGTCACGATCTGCTCGAAGCGGTCGCGGTCTTTGGCAGAGAACTTGGCGACGTAGATGGTGCCGCCAAGTTCTGGAACGTCTAACGCCACGCGGGGCCGAACGCCACGCTTGGCCTTGATCTGCTCACGTGTCAAAGCCACAGTCCGCGCCTCCTGTCAGCACTAGGTGATGCTGCCGCTCAGCTTGATCGTGAGCGTCCCGCTCATCATGTCTTCCATCTGGGCACCAGCCTCGAAGCCAGACGCGAACCCGTAGGCAGACCACATAACGGTGGTGTTACCACCGTTGGCCCAATAGATAGAGACGGGCTGTGTGGTTGATACGTTGGTCAAGTCAGAGATGGGCTTGATCGACGGATCGAATAGCACCTCAATAGACAGCTCGCCTGGATCGTAAATCTCTGAAGCGACGAACTGCTTGCCGCCAACAGTCAGCATGTGCGTGGCATCGGCGACAGCCCGCGTGATGCCGCCGTGATTTACGCCGGTAATCTTGTAGGCAGCGGTTCCAGCGAGTGCGGTGCCAAACGTGACGTAAGTGCCCTGACCGATGTCGACTGCCATGGCTTTCTCAAGCCTCCGTGAAGGTGATCTCTACTGACAAATCCGTGCGGTAGATGGGGAGTTGCTCCCCGTTGGCGGGCGGCTCCTGCGTGTCGTCGTCGCTTTTGACGACGGCCAGGCGGATGCTGTCCGTTACCTTGAATTGTAGGGCGAGCCGAATGGCACGGGCGAGGTTTCGCACCTCGATCAACGACGCGCCAATGGCTGAAATTGTGAACGAGACGCGGGTAATTCCGGTCATTCCACGCATGTGCATGTACGGGCCACGGCCCGTGTTGTCCCGCTGGTAGACGATGCACGGCAGCCCAGCCCCCTGCGGAGCCTGGACGGCGTAGATGCGACCGCCGACCTGCATGGCAATGTCGGCATCCGCCGTCAGCAGCTGCACCAGAGACTCGTCAATGTGCGTTGTGGTGGGCATTACTTCTTGCCGTACATCTTGCGGATGGCCTGCCGCTCGGCCTCGGCAATCGCCTTGCCAAGAGCACCGTCGAGCTTGCCAATCAG